GGCGGCGGCCTGACGCCTGACCAGGTCGAACAAGCGGTCTTTGATTATCTGCTGTTTGGCGACGTCGCAATCCTGAAAATTCGCAACGTATTCGGGGAGGTGATCGACCTGCTGCCGCTGCCGTCGCTTTATCTGCGCTGCCGTAAAGACGGAACGTTCGCCGTTCTCCAGGAAGGGCCAGCGCTGATTTATGACCCGGAAGACATTGTCTTCTTTAAAATGTATGACCCGCGTCAGCAGGTCTACGGCCTGCCGGATTATATCGGCGGGATCCATTCCGTTTTACTTAACAGCGAAGCGACCATCTTCCGCCGTCGCTACTACAACAACGGTGCGCATATGGGCTTTATTCTGTATACCAGCGACCCAAATTTAACGCTGGAAATGGAAAACGAAATCAAAGACAAGATTGCGCAGTCCAAAGGGCTGGGCAACTTCCGCAACATGTTTATCAACATCCCGAAAGGCGACCCGGACGGGGTCAAAATCCTGCCAGTGGGTGAAGTCAGCGCAAAGGATGAATTCCAGAACATCAAAGGGATCACCGCACAGGATATCTTTACCGCTCACCGCTTCCCCGCAGGGCTGGCGGGCATCATCCCGACGAACGGCGCGGTAATGGGCAACCCTGAAACCGCCCGCACGACCTACCGGAAAGATGAGGTTATCCCGTTGCAGCGTAAATTTATGAATGGGGTTAACAATGACCCGGAAATCCCGCCGCGCTTACACCTTAATTTTGACGTTGAATTGCCGGTAATTACCGCCGATAAGGGCGAAAAATGAACGTAATTAGTTTAAAATCATCCCCATTGTTAGCAATGGCGTGCGGGGTGGTGAACATGCGAGTTTTTAAAATTAAATGTCCTGAATGCGGTCAACCGGCTATCATTCGTAAATCTGACTGGAAAGACAAAAAACTGGCGGATTTATACTGCGCGTGCACCGAAGTTGAATGCGGCCACACGTTTGTTTTTAACGCCTCGTTTTCTCACACTCTCAGCCCCAGCGGGCTGACCGGTAACAGGCTGGTCAAATTCCTGATTGACCGGCTCAAGCCAGAAGAACGTCAGTTCGCTTTAGACTTATTAAAAGACTGAAAATTAGTTGTTGCTCCTAAAAAAAGGAGCAACCTTTTTTAACTAAATCGAGCCACGATAAACAATATTAAGTGCTCTGGAACAAAATGCAGACAACTCCCCATGCACAACTGGCTCATTAGCCGCATTCGGATTTGTGTCATGATGGAATCTACCAGCATAACTATTGATCTGATTCAGTTCATCAGTAATCGACAATGCATTATGAAGGGGGGTATTCGCCTCTGCGGACAATATTAACTGAATGATGTCACCAAAAAGCCTCCCTGGAGAAATATGCCCAGGGAATCGACGATGTAAATAACCTTCCAGTAGTGGTCTTATAGCAATAGCGACATCTTGCGGATTGAATTGCTCTCCATTTAGATAACCACTCACTAGTCTATGATTTTTATAGTAAGGACTCTCGCATTCTGCCTCAAGATTTAGAGCCATCAAGTTACTGAATTGTCCTTGTGCATGCACTACCTTTATCAATGAAAGCGCATTTACATCCACTCCCCGCCTCAAGAATTCATCCCTCAAACTTTTTATAAAGTAAGCATCATGAGCCAATATAATTAATTGTTTGCACTTCTCATTTAGGAGCCTTAATTCTGTAATGGTTTGCTGTTTTCTATGAGTATCAAAACTGCACATTGGATCATCGATAAGTACAATTTTGTCACTTAAATTTTCATCTTCTGAAATTACTGCAATGAAGAATGCAAAGGCCAGCGTTCGCTTATCTCCTTCGCTCAAACAGGTTTTAAAACCTGCATCTTCCCCTTGCAATGTAATTTCACTCCCCCTTAACTTTAACCCGTACTCTGTTCTTGGCTCACCATTTCCCAGATAATTATAACTTATCTCTTCAATTGTAAATGCCGCACCGAATTTGAGTAATAATTCATTAATTGCTGACTCATATCTACCAAGAGTCGTTTGCATAATAGTATTTAGCGCTTCTCTTTTTGCAGTCTTCGTCGCAATAGCAGCCGTTTCATTAGCTTTTGCTATAGTGTACTCATCGATTAAATCCAGCACTGCTTTTGAATACCTAGTTTTAACTGTGTTTAGTCTTGCATTTTCTTGAGTAAGAGCATTGATATTTATATTTTCCAAACTCAATTGATACTCATCAATTTGGTTGTTCAAACCATCAATTAGAGTATTGAATTCGATAAGACATTGAGTCATTTCATTTATTATTGCTTTAACTGACTCTTCATACTTAACATCTAACTTCAAAAGAGGATTTGATGATTTAAACTGAACGCATTCCGTTAATAGCTCTTCAAGATTGCCTTTCAGTTCTTTCAATCTTTCGAAATCAGGGCTCGTAATATTCAACGGCAAAAACTCGTTCCATGAATGAATACCATCAGTTACATTGACATACTCCTGTTCAATAGCGGGCAAGTTGAATTTAGATAGCAGTGATACTCTCTTACTCTCCAAAGAAGCAATTTCTGATATGAAGTTACTATATTCAACGTTGAAATAATTTTTATAAGCATCTATTAAGCTTATACCTTCAACATTTTGAGAGCAGAAAGGACAGGTATTATCATGAATGAATCGCTGGCCTTCACTAACCCATTTTTCGCTCCCCTCAGCAGGAAGGTGCTGAAAATGCTCTTTCACGATCGTGCCAGCATTTTCATCAATTTTCTCAACGGTTTTGTACATTATGTTGAAAAAAGAATCGAAATTAGAACTGAATAGGGTTAATTTTTTTAATTTGTTTTTTCTTTTGATTAGATCAATTTGTTGAGACTTTCCTTGCTCAGCAACATTTGCCGCAATTAAATCATCAATATTATCTTCATTCCTTAATCTTATATATTGAGAAAGAGTTGACTGACCACGATACCCTGTTAATTTTGCTTCTGCCTCTCGTTTTAATCTAGTACATTCGGCGGCTGCTGAACTGGATGTATCAAATTCGGCTCTGGCGTTTACCGCTGAATTTCCTAATGCAAAACTTAGTAGTTTCTGTCTATGTCCTGGCCTGATTTCACCACCAGAGTAAACATTCGTATCGATAAAGTCCAAATCGAATACGTGAAAGTCAGAAAACTTGGTATTCCAAGCATCATTTTCGAATTTGGCTCTCCTTCCCCCAGTAAATTGCAAATCAACTATTTGCGATAGAGTTGAATTTAAAGTCTTTCTTCTCAACAAAATTGCGGGGGCTGAGTTTGTATAAGAGCGCATTATTGAAGCAAGTGTGGATTTCCCTCTGCCATTATCCCCGTAAATCAAAGATGTTTTTTTAAAAGATATCCCAGTAGGGTTAATATCATTAAATAAACCAACACTTGTTATTCTTTGTATTCTGTCAAGCATAAAAATCCCTTAGAGAAAGAAATGGAATAGACAATTTACGATTTTGATTTGAAAGCTTCAACTATGATATCAATAATTTTATGGCAAAAATTAATAGTTTGATTAAGATCACTTTTTGCTCCTCTATAGTGCAAAACTATTTTGAACAAATTAACATCACACAATATTAATCTCACAACTAAACCATTTTGTGTCTAATGATTACCAAGTGAAAGCTTATTTATTGCACTTTAGTGTTTTTTTTTAAATTCTTAGCATACTCAGCCATTGGGTTAAATCGAATACGAATTGCACTTATGCCATGATTATCTCTCAACCATTCCCATAATTTGTTTACCGTCTGCCCTTCGTCAGGTTGTTGACGCGTGATTAACTCGCCGTCCGAACTGGCGCGATAAACGCGCCCGTTAATTTCCAGTCTGCTACCTTTCAGCAGAGATATTGCCTGCGCTTCAGAAATATCCAGCGCATAAAGGGAGGCATCGGCAAGCAAACTGGCAACCGCTGGCGAAAGTGCGTTCCGTCTGGCCCTTTCCTGAGCCGATGTTGAGTTGATTTTCTCCACTGCGGCCCGCCAGGCGGCATCAAGTTCACTGCCTGGGTCATACGGTGAATCTGTTTTTACCCTTTTGATAGGCATTTCCCGCAACCGGCGAACCAGCTTGCGCCTTACGGTCACATCCATATTTTCAAAATCGACCATTTCTTCCTCTGGATCCTCTGTCACATCCTCCACGTCAGGCGCAAAATCGGTGATTTTTTCGTCTTCCGTAGAGTTATTGACAGAACTCCAAGCGTCGCCGGGTGGCGACGGCAAAACGTCAACCCCCAAACCAGGGCCGCTTTTGGCCCCGGTGGCGGCTTTGGATTTGGCGCGAATTGTCCACTTAACCAGACGCGTGCAAATGCGTGACCCTTCGCCCAGACGTGGCGACCAGACCCCGAAGACCTTTTCCGGGATCTCACAGTAGGCGTTCATTTCTTCGGCTGGCTGATAGGCGAGGCGGACGACATAGTTTTCACGCGGGATCAACACACCGCCTTGGCGCAAAATGTATGTGGCGAAGCAACCCACATCGGCAGCGGCGCAGACCGCATCCATTTCGGGATCGGCCAGCATTGCCGCGCCACGTTTAAAGGTTTTCGCGATTTTGAGCTGGTTGGTTAGCTGGTTGCTCAGTTTGCGCAGTTCGCGATAAACGGACACAGGCGGCTGGCCCAACGGCTGAAACTGGCGGATGCGGTGAAGCGATGCCCACGCCATTGCATATCTGGCGGTTTCATTCAGCGGCTTGCCCGTCTCGTCGTCCAGCTCACCGGCTAGCGCATGGCAGTCGATATTCTTGGAAATATATTTCGCGATGTAGGCCGTTGCTGACCCCTTTCGCGGATCCATTTTCTTGGACTTGAAGCGAGCACCGGTATTGCGGCCCAGTTCGTCGCGGTCCTCCGCAATGAAGTAAGCGCGAAGGATCGCGACGGTGGCTTTAACCTCCGCCTGCGGCATGAATAACAGGGCGTGCCAGTGCGGCGTGCCGTCGTGGTGTGGCTCTGCGACACGGAAGCCATAAGGGCGCAAATCTTCACGCTTCAGTTTGGCGGTTGCGCGGTTCCAGACGCGGCATAAATACCGCTGCGCCTGGGCAACGGTGGTGTGATTCCATTTGCTGTTATGGTGACCGGATTCGACATTGCTGTGATATTTGGACGGGCAAGTGATGGTCAGGAAGATGCCCACATCGCCGCGCTGTTGTGCGACAAGCTCCACGCCAGCCATACGCGCCATTAACTCATGGCGGCGGATCGCCGGATTGGACGTGGACTTGTTTATCATATCTTCAAGCGATGAAACGTTGCCGTCTTCGTCTACAAGCTCATGACTCTTGAAAAATTCGCGGTTCTTCCGGCGCTGTTCCTGCCATTCAACCAGGCTTGAGGCGCTTACATAGGCGTGGGCCTTGCGGTGAACCGCGCCGACTGCACGCAACTGGTTTTCGCGCCAGTCACAGCGAAGACGCCAGATTTTACGGCCCCACCAGTCCGGCGAGCACATACGCAGAATGGCGGTAAAGATCCGATCACGTTCCCACGGCGCGGTCCATGCGGGCGGCACAACGCGAAGGGCCAGCATTTCGCGGCCCAGGTGACAATAAATCCAGTCCAGTTCCTCAACGCTCATGCCCTCGGCGGTCAGGCCCAAAGCGGCGCATTCGGTTTCAAGCATTTCCGCCAGGCGGTTGGCAATCTCATGCGCGGCGCTTAACGCTTCCCGTTTGGTGAAATCTGCCAGGCGTTGCCAGCGGCCATGCCAGTAGGCGGCCAGTTCGCTGTTGACGTCTGTCGCAACGCCTTGTTTGCTGCGCACGACATCAAGACGCAGTAATGATTTTTTCACGGTCCCCATAAGAAAATCATTAATGTGTCGGGCTTCACGGTTGGCGCGTAACCAGTCGATTTTTTTGCGCCAGACTTCGCGGATAAAAAACGGCTCAGACAACAAACGGGCCTCCACTCCCTCCGGCGCGCTGGCCCATGCGGCTGCGGCGGCCTTTGCGGCGGCCATATCTTTTCTGACCATTTCTTGATGTACGGCAAACGGCAGGCCGTGCGGCTCGTATTTGTCCAGCGCATGGATCAGCGCTCCACGATTGCGAACCTCAGCCGGGTTATAACCGGCGCGTTTGATAAGCCGGTCGATATGCTTTTCAACGGCAGGATGATGCGCCACCGCCCCGGCGAGCGGGGCAAGTTTTGCAGATTCAAAGGTAAACGCCCCGATAGCGGGGCGGGGCTTATTCCAGGGCCAGGCGAAATCCGTCATTTCTTACTTTCCACGTTGTACTTTTCGTGGGTCAGCAATGACCAAACCTTGCCGCCGTCCTTACTCAACAACCGCCAGCGGCAACCCAGACGGATCACCAGATAATGATGTGGCGCAATGCGGGAATAATTTCTCCGGCCTTTCGAGTACTGGCTTAATGCAGCGGTTGCACGCTTGCTTACGCACAGCGGCGCGGCGCATGAAATCTGCAAACGGGTAGTCACTGGAAAGCCTCTACACCATTCGCCGCAGCCGTAGCGATCATTTCTTTGTATGTTGCATTTCCCATTACTGGGCCGCAGTCCGGGCAGCAACCACCACCGGCACGCCCGCAGTCGTCGCACACTTTGAGGACGCCGATCACCTCGCTGGCGGCTCCCCTGGTAATAGCGTTCGCGCTCACAGAACGGTTAACGCTGATTTCCTGGAATTTGAAAGCGCTGTAAATCTCACGGGTGGTTGAGGTATCACTGTTTGACAGGATTACCGGCGAACCAGTCAGGCGGTTGGCTGCCAGCAGGGCCGCAGCTAGCTGACGGTGTTGTTTCTCACCAAACGGGGCGATGTGGTACTGGGTAAAATTCGCGGTTTCGCTTGCTGGCAGGTATGGCGGATCGCAATAGATAACGGCATCGCTGCCAATCATGATTTTTAATGTGCTTTGGTAGTCGCAACAAACGAAAACGGCTTTCGTGTCGTTGGCCTTTTCAGAGAACAGGCGGATCTGTTCTTCGGGGAAGTATGGCGGGGTTTTATGCTTACCAAATGGAACGTTATATCCGCCCTGGCGGTTGTAGCGTACAACGCCGTTATAGCCGTGGCGATTCAGATAAAGGAATTGTGCAGCGCGAAGAACCTTGCCCGCGTCCGGGCCATTTTCGAAAACCTCACGCGAAGAAAGATTATCTCTGGCACGGGCGTTGAAATCATCCCGGACCCACCGATAACCGTCTTTATCGCCATACACCTTAAACAACGGGCGAGCGGCGTTAATCACCGCGTCCGGCCAGCGCGTTATCTGGCGGTAAAGGTTAATTAGGTCTGGATTGATATCACCCAGGATATAGCGGCGATATTCAGTATTGAGGAAGACAGAAGCACCGCCGACGAACGGTTCAACCAGGCAATCCGCCTTAGGCAGTACGGGCAGCAGATCGGGAATTACGCGGCTTTTACCACCAGGCCATTTCACAAGCGAACGAATCATTTTACTTTCTCCAGGGTGCAAGAAGCCCGACGCGTTAGCGCCTGTTTCTTTTTTGTGGTCAGTTATTTGTTAATTGGTTGGTTTGTCTGGCTCTGGCGGCTTGTCACGTAAAGCCTGCATTTCAGCGCGGGGTGCGGCGTAATCCTCAAATTCCCACGGCATTGACGCGGCGAACTCTGAAAGGCGCTTAATCCCCATCATCAGGCAGGTTTGTTCCGCTTCGGTCAGATCAGCAAAAGCTAAATTCAGGTGGCGGCGGGTCAGTAGTGGTAAACCGGCCACGCGGCTGGCCGCATCATTCGCCAGGATGAAAACCACTTTCTTGCGAGTTTC